GGTGCAGACCGAGCAGCCCTTTATCAAATTATCAAGCAAAAGCCTGAGTTTGAAGGTGCTGAAGACGCTTAAAGGTTAATGTGTTTGGCCTCCACGCAATATCATCCGCTGCAATTGCTGGACTAACGGGCCAGGATCGATCTGCATCCATCTCTGAGACGGCAGCAGCTGTTGACACGCCTTTCAGCCTGGGTGACTTTCTCTCATCTTTATCCGAAGCAATACAGGCCATTGACAGTGCATCAGCGCTGGCAGACTTAACAGCATCAGCCTCAGAAACCGCAGCGGCCCAAGACTCAGCGTCTGTAGCAGCATCAGACTTCAGCGCCTCTGTCTCTGAGCTGGCCCAGGCTCTGGACAGTCTGAACGCACCAGGCAGTATCTATTTCTCGGCACTGGCCGAGTCGGCTGCGGTGCTTGACTCTATTGCTGGCGCCTATCTCTGGAACGACATTGGCGACAACCCAGAGACTTGGACACCAACTGGTGACAATGCCGAGACCTGGACACCTATTTCCACAACACCAGAGAGCTGGACTCCGGTCTCAGATAGTTCAGAAACTTGGACCGAGATCGCAGATAATTCAGAGACTTGGACACCTATTGAGCGCTAGGAGCAAACATGGCAGATACAACCACCACAAACCTACTTCTGACCAAACCAGAGGTCGGTGCATCTACAGACACCTGGGGAACAAAGATCAATACCGATCTGGACACAATTGACGCATTGTTTGATGCCGGTCCAGTTTTAAAGATCACAAAGGGTGGCACGGGTGCAGCCACTGCATCAGCTGCCAGAACTGCTTTGGGTTTAGCCATTGGAACGAATGTGCAGGCTTGGGATGCAGACCTAGACACATGGGCCACCAAGACAGCGCCAAGCGGGACTGTGGTCGGCACGACAGACACCCAGACGCTGACGAATAAAACCCTGACAAGCCCAGCAGTTACAACAGGCACATTGACCAATCCAACAGTCACCGACTATGTCGAGAGTGTCGTGGCCATTGGTAATACAGGCACAGCACAGACCATTGCTTTGACCAGTGGCACTGTTCAAACAGCCACATTGACAGGCAACTGTACTTTCACCATGCCAACTGCTACTGCGGGAAAGTCTTTTATCTTGTTGCTTAGACAAGATGGCACAGGCAACAGGACTGCGACATTTACGGGTGTGAAGTTTAATTCTGCTGGTGCGCCAACAATAACTGCCACAGCAAACAAGATGGACATTCTGACGTTTGTGGCTGATGGCACTAACTGGTATGGGTCTATCTCTCAAGGATACACACCATAATGTTTGCCGCAATTAACGCTTTTCAAACAGTTGGGGCTAGTGGCGGAAGCCAAATAGCCTTTACGACTCCTGGAACTTACACATGGACTGCTCCATTTGGGGTAACTTCTGTTTGCGTTGTTTGTATTGGCGGTGGAGGCTCTGGTGCTACTGGTGTTACGTCTAGTAAAACCAATGGTGGTGGCGGTGGTGGTGGCGGTCTTTCTTATCTGAATGACTACGCTGTCACAGCAGGGGATACTTATACAGTTGTTGTTGGTGCTGGTGGTGCTGTTGGAACAAGTGGTACTGAGGCCAATGGAAATGCAGGTGGTGATAGCTACTTTGTTAGCGGTAGCGTTGCAAGAGGTACAGGCGGTGGCGGTGGTGTCGCTGGTGGATCAGGAGGCGCGGGAGGCACTAATGGCGCAACTGGTGCATCTGCTGGTGCTACTGGCGGTGCTGGTGGAAATGGCGGCTCTACACTAAATAGTACGTTCTCATACGCTGGAGCAGGTGGCGGTGGTGCTGCTGGCTACTCTGGTGCGGGTGGTGCAGGTGGTATTTCTGGAAGCACAGCGGGAGCAAATGGCTCTGGTGGTGGAGCTGGTGGCGGTGCTACTTTTGGTGTATCAGCAGTCAACGAAGGCGGCTCTGGTGGCGGTACTGGAATCTTGGGACAAGGAACTAGCGGTACTGGTGGAAGTGGTGGCCTTGGAGATGGTGGTGGTGGTGGCTCTGGCGGCTCTACTGGCGGCACTTATGGCGGTGCTGGTGGCGCATATGGCGGTGGTGGTGGTGGTGGTTTCTGGTATCAATTTGGAAGTGGCCCAACTGTTGGCGCACCAGGTGGCTCTGGCGCAGTAAGAATTATTTGGGGAACAGGCCGAGCTTTCCCATCAACAAATACAGGCGACCTGTGATGGACCCGACACAAGCCCAATTAAATGCCCACGTTGATGTCTGCACACTGCGCTATGAGATGCTGTGTGCCAGGATCAAGAGGCTAGAGAACATCATGCTTGGTGTCTCTGGCATCATGCTGACCAGCATGGCCGGAATCATCTTTACGAGTCTAAAGTGAAAGACTGGGCCGAGGCATTCATTGCTGCGGTCTGTGTTGCTTGCTTTGTCATCTTTTCTAGTTATATTATTGTTTGGGCATTCCCTTGAACTTGGATGTTTTAAATGTTACCCATCGATCCAGCAACAGCTTTAGCTGGCATACAGTCAGCAGTCAAGCTGATCAAGCAAGCGTCCAAGACTGTGGACGATGTGGCCAGCCTTGGCCCACTTTTAGGTAAATATTTCAACGCCAAGTCTGACGCTACCAAGGCTGTAGCAGCTGCCAAAAAGGGTGGCTCTTCTATGGGTATGGCCATCGAAATCGAGATGGCTTTGGAGTCGACGAGGGAGTTTGAAAAAGAACTTCAGATGCTTTTCTTTCAGGCTAATAAAATGGACGTGTGGGCCAAGATAAAGGCCAGAGCAGCGGCCATGGATGTGGAAGATGCCCACAATGCCAGACGAGAAAAAGAGGCCGCAGCCAGAAAGAAAAAGGAAGACCAAGAAGACTTGGAGCTTGGCTTACTGCTTGGTGGACTGGTACTTGCAATTGTTCTTTGCGCTTATGGCATTTATGAAGTATTGGACCATTGCGCACAAGTGAGGTGTGGTCGATGAACTTCTATCAGAAGCAAGCTGACATGGCTTTCAAGATTGTGGGTTACACATGGGGAACTATTTTGTTCTTTGACATTATGAAAGTGCTGCCTAATTTCCTGTCAGACAGAATAATGAATGCCATCATTGCCAAATTGCCAATATGAAATATTTATTGCTTCTGTTGTTACTTACTGGCTGCGAAGAAAAATATCGCTATAAGTGCCAGAATCCTGACCAATTTCACGCACCAGAGTGCCAAAAGCCTAGATGTCTGTTTACCCAGACTTGTCCAGAATACTTGGTAGCACCCATCTTGGAGAAAAAAGTTGACGAAGTTAAACCTAACAACTGAAGAGATTGAAGTCAGGGTCTGGGGCATTGTGGTGCTTGCTGTCACCCTGATTCTTTTCTTTATCGTGATTGCTTTGCTTTATTCTGTCACGTTCATAACACAGCCAATCAAAAGCATGGCGCCAGTAGATCAAGCCTACGTTAAGATGATGAACGACATTGTCTTGCTGATCGTTGGCGGTATTGGTGGTGTTATCGGTAAACGGGCTATGACTTCTAAGCAACAGCCACCCATGCAGCCCATGGCCCAGCCAATGTGCCAGCCCATGCAATACGGCTACAGCAACAATCACGGCTTTACATCTAGCACCAATGGCGTCCCATCTCAGCCATTTGGCGCGATGCCAACATGGACCAATCCAGAGCTAGATGAGTCATGGACTCCTGGTCCACCACCAGACACGCCACCGGACCATCTTGAGGATGACCATGAGCGCATTCAACTGGCTGCGGCCAGACAGGAGGCAGAATAATGTTTGGCATCCCACTACCTTATTTGGCCTTGGCCATCTGCATTGCTTTGTTTGGGTCTTACCGAGGCGGCTATCACTTTGGCTGGCAAGACAGGGACAATGACATGAAACTGGCCATTGCAAAAAAGAATGAGGAAGCCAGAGCCAAGGAGAAAGAGCTTGGCGAGAAATTAAGCGATCAGGAAACGAAACTCAGAAAGGCCCAAGATGATATTGTCAAGAAACAGTCTGCTATGCATGAGCTTGCTAGGACTGGCCGGTTGCGCCTCCCAGCCCCAAGTTGTCCACAAGCCAGTCCAAGTGCCAGCCCTGCCCCTGGAAATCCACAACCCAGCGAACCCACTCAAAGCGAATCTGAGCGAGAAGTTATTGCAGCTCTTATCGACCTCGCAGCCGAAGGAGACAAAGCCATCAACAAGCTCAACGCCTGCGTCAGCGCCTACAACGAAGTAAGGAGCATTGTGAATGGTCAATAGTCAGCAGCTCCAGCAACTGCACATTGGCCCAGAGTGGGTCGATGCGCTTAACGAGACATTCCAGCGCTTTGACATTTCAACGCCACTGCGCCAGGCTGCCTTTATTGGCCAGTGTGGCCATGAGTGTGGGAACTTCAAGGTTCTGCAAGAAAACTTAAATTACAGGGCTGAAGCATTGCAAAAGCTCTGGCCCAAACGCTTTGACGCTGCCAAGGCCCAAGCCTGCGCTAGAAATCCAAAGCTCATTGCCACGGCTGTCTACAGCAACCGGATGGGAAACCGAGATGAGGCAAGTGGGGATGCCTGGCGCTTTATTGGCAGAGGTTGCATACAGCTCACAGGCTCTAGCAATTATTTTCACGCTGGCAAGGCTTTGGGCGTGGACCTGATCATGCAGCCCGAGCTGGTGGCCACGCCACAGTATGCAGCTTTGACTGCTGGATGGTTTTGGGACACGCATAAGCTCAACCAGTATGCAGACAGCCAAGACTATAAAACCATGACCAAAAAGATCAATGGCGGGTTTATAGGTTTGGACGACCGCATCAAACACATCAACCATGCGCTGTCAGTGCTGACATAATTAGCCATGGCCAGCCAAACACAACAACTTGAGAATCCAGCACCACCAACCCTTGGTTATCCGACCGAGGCGTATGAGCGCAGGCACTTCAATGAGAATAATGGTTCGCTGAACATTTACTTCAAAAAGCTCTCAAGTGTTTTTGGTTCTTTGTTTGGACCAAGGGGTGGCCGGTTTATGAATGCGCCTCATGGGGCATTTCAAGACTCGACCGACCAGGTGGCTGCCAACACCACCACGGCCTATGCGGTCACATTTAACACCACAGACTTTTCCAATGGCGTGACTGTGGCCAGTGGGTCAAGATTGACTGTGGCCGATGCCGGAATCTGGAACTTGCAGTTTTCCATTCAGTTTACAAATACGACAAATTCCTCTCAGGATGTGGATGTCTGGTTTCGGGTCAATGGTACAAATGTGGCCAATTCAAACAGTCGATTTGGTTTTGCACCCAGAAAAGGTGCTGGAGACCCGTATCACATCATTGCAGCCATGAATTACTTTGTGAGCTTAAATGCGACTGACTATGTTGAGATAATGTGGAGACCAACCGATGTCGGTGTCTCCATTGAGCAATACGCTGCCGGAACAAGCCCGACAAGGCCAGCAGTCCCATCAGCCATTGTCACAATGAGCTTTGTCTCAAACATTACATAAATACTGCCATGTACATACCTATCAAATTACCTCCAGGTGTTTTCCGAAATGGTACTGAGTACCAGGCAGCAGGCCGCTGGTATGACGCAAACCTAGTCCGCTGGTATGAAGGGACACTGCGTCCCATCAATGGATGGCGCACCAGGTCATCTTCACAGATGTCAGGCTCATGCCGCGGCTTGATCACTTGGCGCGACAACAGCGGTGGCCGTTTTATTGGTGCTGGAACGCACACCAAGCTCTATGCAATGAACGAGGCCGGAACACTCAAAGACATTACGCCAACAGGTTTTACCACAGGCTACGCAAGCTCAACAGTGCTGACCGGCTACGGCTACAGCACCTATGGCACATTGGCCTATGGCGTAGCAAGGCCAGACACTGGGACACCGGTGGCAGCAACTACTTGGTCACTCGATACATGGGGTGAGTATTTGGTGGCTTGTTCCTCATGGGATGGCAAGATTTATGAGTGGCAACTTGGTTTCACGACACCGACACTGGCAGCGGCCATTGCCAATGCACCAGTCAACAACAAGGCGGTGCTTGTCACCCAAGAGCGCATTATGTTTGCCCTTGGTGCTGGCGGTAATCCACGCAAGGTGCAGTGGTGCGACCAGGAGAACAATACCCTTTGGACACCGGCAGGCGACAACCTTGCGGGCGACTATGACTTAGCCACGCCTGGCTCACTGATGGCTGGCAAGCGGGTCAAGGGTGTCAATCTGTTGTTTACAGACGTTGATGTCCACACGGCCCAGTATGTGGGCGCACCATTTGTCTATGGCTTTGAGAAGGCTGCAAGTGGCTGTGGTCTGATTTCGGCCCAGGCTGTGGCTGCCATTGACACTGCTGCCATTTGGATGAGTAAGTCAGGATTTTGGATTTATGACGGCTACGTCAAGCCACTGCCAAGCGATGTGAGTGACTACATCTTTGACAATATTAACTTTGCCCAGGCAAGCAAGATTTACTCGGTCCATGTCAGCAAGTATGGTGAGGTTTGGTGGTACTACCCGTCAAGTGGTAGCAATGAGAATGACAGCTATGTCACTTTCAACTACCGAGAAAACCATTGGAATATTGGCTTGATGCCCAGACTGGCTGGCACAGACTCTGGCGTGTTCACCTATCCCTTGATGGTCTCAAGTGATGGTTACATCTATGAGCATGAGGTCGGGTTTGCTTATGACAGTGGCAGTGTCTATGCCGAGACTGGCCCAGTGCAATTGGGCAATGGCGACAATATTATGAGTGTGCGTCAAGTCATT